TAGCAATTCCAATGTAGGTGTGCAATATTCTACAGAATCTACAACAGAAAAAACTGGTGCATTCACAGTAGTTGGTGGCGTTGGTATTGGTAAAGATTTGTATGTAGGCAAAGGTGCTACACTTAATAGTTTAAGAAGTACTAATCCGGTCCAAGTCCTTAGCTCAACATCAGGCAATGTGGCGATATTTGCCAACGTAGCCACAACCTTAGGAGAATCAACAGAATACGTAGTCATTGGTGGTGGTAACACAGTAGTACAACCAGGTGTAACATTAAAAGTTGGCAGTATCACAACGATGATGATACCGACTGGTCCTACATCTGGTAGACCGAGTAGCTTGTTTGGAAATGTACTGTACGACGTACAAGGTATGTTACGTTACAACACAACTATTAATAACATTGAGTTCTTTGATGGTACTAACTGGCAGTCTTCAGGTTCGACATTTACAGTTATCAGTGACAGACAGTTCAGTGGTAACGTAGCAGGCGGCTTTGGTAACGTTGACGGTACAAATACTAACTTTACTTTACAAAGCTCAGCAACTACTGCTTCTACAATCATAAGTATTAACGGTGTTATGCAGTTCCCAACACTGGCTTACTCAGTAACTGGTTCAACATTGACATTTACAGAACCACCAGCACCAAACGATGTAATTGATGCACGTATCTTAACAACTACTGCCACAGTGGCTTCGATCGCCAGCGGTAACGGTTTAAATCAATTTATTGCTGATGATGCAGGAGCACAGATTTTTACTGGTACTAGCGCAACTACATTACGTGTAGAAGTCAACCCAGTGGGTGACATTGATATTAAAACTGGTAGTAAATTAACCTATGAACAGTCAGCTATCAATATTGCGGCTAATGCTACTCCATATGTGATCGCTACATTTGCACAAGCAACTTATACAAGTGCAAAATATCAAATACAAGTTAAGAAAGACAGCACAAATTTCCAAGCCATGGAAGCGTTAGTATTAACAGACAAAGCAGGTAATGCTTATGTAACAACCTATGGTGTGATTAATAATGGCACAGAGATGGGTACACTATCAGCTAACGTGTTATCTGGTAATGTTAACTTGTGGTTTACTAGTGTAACTAACATGACCAATGCTAACGTTAAAGCATTTGGTACATATATTATCTAATAGGTGAACTATGCTTCAACTAAGTAAAAAATATCGAAGAGGGTACACAGGCGAAGACATCATTGTTGAGCGCAAGCATGAAGGTCAGAGATGGTGGGATGTCACTGAGACGGTGCCCAATGCCGTTACTAACAACCAGATCAGTAATCGTGCCGTGATCATCGGCAATAGTCCTGGTAGATTAGATTTCAATCTCAATAATCTAAAAAAATCCAGCGGATTGCTTGGAGCCAAGACCCTTCAAACCTACGGGTGTAATGCTCTCTATAGAGATTTTGTCACAGATTTTCTAGTAGCCACTGGTAATAATGGTATAATAGAAGAAATAGCCAACAGTCCGTACGTCAACGATCACATCGTCTATACCAACAGCATCCACTTATTAGAGCACCCAGGAAAGTTCTATCTCATACCATATGATCCTTATGCTGATGCCGGTACTACTGCAGCCTACATAGCCGCATTTGATGGCCACAAGAAAATCTACATGTTGGGATTTGATGGGTATGATTTACCAGGGTATAATAACAATGTCTATGCTGATACTAATGGATATGACAGCAAATGGGGATTTGACATTGAAGGTGATAAATTAATCAACAATCGCGTGCAACTATGTAATGTCTACAATGATGTTGATTTTGTTTGGGTGACTGTTCGCGGCACTAATACCATGCCAGAACCACTTAAATGGGTCAATAATTTCCGCCAGATCAGCTTCAGAGATTTGGTATTAGAGTGCGACCTATAACAAGACTCGTTCCAAGGTCTTGATCTTTTCAATTACCGCAGTAAAATTAATCGTACGCCACACACCTGGATGTAGAGGTTTGGGATGATCTTCTAGGCTCACCCATGAGTATCCACGATGTTCATAGTTCAATATGGGGACGAATTCTTCTTCTACGGGTATGAGAAAAGTATGATAACTGAAATGTCCGTTGTCGCTGGTAAATTTTTCTATGGGTATGACCTTGACATCATGGAATTCATACCCAAGTTCTTCTTTTAATTCACGAGTTAAAGACCCAAGTATCTGCTCATTGGCATCGATCTTTCCACCAGCTAAGCCCCAGGTACCCGCATACTTGGTACTGTTGCGCAACAAGAATAGATAACGGTGGGTTGATATTGAGTAGATGAAAGTACCTACACCTTCTATATGACTAGGGTCCATGATCCTGCTTTGTATTCGCCCTCGTAGCTTTTTACCCACTGAGATTGATTCCACTTGTATTGAGTTCCAGTATTGAGATTACTTACATATTGTAGCGTCGTGTCTGTGCGGCTGTCAAATGAAACAGCCCAATTTGTACCATTGTATTGTATGATATCGTTGGCATGGGCTACTAATTGCAGACCATCGATACCAGTCCAAATCGGAGCGCCATCCCCAGGAGCATTGTCAAAACTTCCGATATCATCTAGGATTAGATAACGTGTGCCGTTGACTGCTGATTGAACCAATGATACAGCGGAATCTTTGCGAGGATCAACGATGGCATCGATCGGTGATAAGGTATTGGAGGGTTTGGTATCTATGTCAACATTGAAAATCAATAGGCTGTCGTCGGTTGGGTGATAGCTGACCGTGCCAATGACTTCATTGATGCCATCTTCCTGCAGGAGTCGGATCTGGCTGACGCCATTCTGCAGTTCACCATAGACACTGATCAAGCTACGCCATATGTCCTTGGTACCAACTTTGGTTGGAGTTTCTAGGGTAGGTTCGCGTGGTAGTTCTAGTTCACTGATCTTGAGCAAGGTCAGCTGATTACCGATCAGCAATACTCCATACATGAGCGGAGTAAAATACTGTCGACGCCCTAGTAGATTGTCTTCACTCATCACATCAGCACTGAGATTACCATCGCTGTCGTGTATGCTGGCGATGATCTTCTGTATGACTCCCAGCTTCTTGATCTTAGCTGGTGGACTGATCCACACAGGCAATTTAAATGTTAAGGTAGCTACATCGATGGGATTCTCAGTACCAATTGGCACGCTACGGCTAGTCCAATTAGGAGATTCCAGATAGACCACACTTAGGCTGGTCCAGTCGATGTAGTTATCTGTCGATTGTATTTCCAATGCTGGATTAAACAGCACCATCAATTGTTCTAATAGCTGTAGTTTCTGTTTGGTATTAGATGTCCAGATATCTAATTTTAAATCTATAGTGTAAGGTACAGGCATCAGGCGTTCGATGCTGAAGGCATTACCTTGGCGATTCTCGTACTCCATGGTGTCTTCATTGTAGTAGCGTTCTCTGATCTGCATCTTGCCAATGAAAGTAGGATCCTGCACGCGATCGCGATCATAAGTGATGTTATTGATCCAAGCGGCCATGGCCGGTACTGTGGGCAACATATTACCAGCGGTATTTTGGCTGAGTATGGCCTGCACCTGGCGACTGCTGTCACCATAGTAAACAGGCACACGCTGTAAAGTAGTATTACCTTGGCGATCCTGCCCAAACTCTACTTGGAATCCTGATACCATCCTAATGAACTGCGCAAGGAATCGTTCTATCTGGGCATCATAAAAAAATTGAATATTAGCTGTGGCCATCTTTAGTTATCCGCTGAAGGACGCAGGGCTTGACTCAAGCTCTGACGTTCATTGACTACATTTCTGTAAATTGTATATTCTAATACACTGCCAATTGGCAATGGACTTGCATCTGCTACAGTAGCACTTGATACTACGCCAGTTAGATTACCAGCTAGAGTATAACTCGCACTTGATGCATTAGCTGTAGTCACGACATAACTGCCATTGAAAGCTGTGCTACCAGCCACACCTGCTATCAAGATATCTTGACCTACTACGAACGGTGTAGTTGATTGGCTAGCAAATCGTACGGTAGCATTACCACCCGTGGCCGTAGCAGATGTTATCCTTAGCTTTCTTGGATACAGTGGACCAGTGATAGTAACAGCTACGTTACCACTGCTGTTAGATATAGTATTAGTGATAGGTAATCCGTCTAGTTTAGTTCTAGCACCATAGGTGCTGTTGTATGGAACTTTAACAACCACTGTCTTGGTAGATAGTGTAAATGATAAAGTTGCGGCATTGGCCGGGGGAGTGTATGAACTTGATATACGTATAGCGTCCCAGGCTGCACCGTTACTCATGAACTGATTAGTGTCGTTGATAAATCCACTTAGTTGTGTTTGATTTTCCACGCCCGGTGTTAGATTAGTTCTCACTGAATCCTCTACTTTGACCCAACGGCGTCCATCATATCGGAACAGCCTATTAGGTATGTAATCTAAACGTAGATGGTAGTCGCCTTGTCCTGGAGCAGCTGGGAACGCGATACCAGCGGCCACTGTGGCACCGTTTGGTGGTAGTGCATCTCCAGTGAGATAACCTTCTATTTTTACTGCTGACGTTAATGTCTGTGCGCTGGCATCTGCAATGTTTGAGCTGGCATCAGGTGACATGTCACTGGCATCTAGCGCACCAGGATCAACAGGTAATCCATGTGCGTTAACATTTTCAGTGTAGAACGTGCTGGTATCGTAACCACTCTTAGGTACATCTTGTTCTGCACGAGTAACGATGGCATCATTGATCTCAATGTATTTGTTATAGGTGCTGATAACTTCACCTAGCGTATTGGTATTTGTTTCGTCGTTGCTGGCTGGTAAGTTATTGAGTATGTCTTTGTATTCTTGGC